AGGGCCTGACGTTCATGTCGGTCTACAAAGACATTGTGTACGAAGACGGTCGGTTAACCCTGTACGACTACGCGAAGCGACGTGGTTTCTTGTAGGGTGCACAACTCGCCCGCATCGTGAATCCCTTTATCGGTCCGAGAAGGCACGCGAGTTTTGAAAACTTGCGAGGCAACCTTCTTGTCTTGGGTCCCGAGCAATTACAACTTTTCATGTTATTTCTCGTCGTCAAGGTCCGCGGCGACATCAAACGCCGTCTTTTCAGCATCGCTCAAAAACTTTTTGATCGCCTTTTCGAGTTCCTCAACCGGACCGTCTGCCGCGGCGAGAACGCGAAGTAACTCCGGTACGATGACCCGGTAGGCGTCTACAATCCTCTTGACTTTTTTTTCATTTAGAACTATATGGAAAACGGTCAAAAATGCCAAGAGTAAGATGAGTCAGAACAACATCAGTTATGAGCGAATGCAAAGAATGCGTCCTCTCGGTCTGACACAGCAGCAGTGGTTTGCTCTCGTCGGTGCCCTGACTACTATTCATAGACACCCCAGAGTAAAGATGCTTAATATTCTTAGTCCTATTCGTAAGAGAGTTCGGAAAACTGGTCAATACACAAACACAAACCGTAATGCGTTGCTCGCGTGGGCTCGTTCACTTTAGGTTTACCACGGGTAACGATCAATTGACCCTGGCATCTTGCGCACGCGGTGCTCGAGGTTTTTAAGATCCGTATAGACACACCTCGGCAACACCCACGGTGAGATTGTCGTTAAAACCAGCGTTCTTACGACCCGTTCCGTGACGTACTCGTCCTTCTTCAGAGGGGGCGCGTAAGCCACGGTTCTGACGAGACCGTAAGTGATTGCACCCATAGAGTATTGTATGAAAGCCTTTTCCATTAATAGTCGGTACGCGGCACGGCTTTAAAGAGAAACATTTCTTAAAGACATATGAAGAAGGCGACGATACCAGGTGCGTTACGCGAACAGGTATGGATTCTTTATTGTGGCGAAAAGTACTTCAAACATAAATGTCATGTGACATGGTGCGAAAACATCATGACGCCATTTATGTTCGAGGTGGGCCACGATCTGCCGGAAAGCAAAGGTGGGACGCTCGACATTGACAACCTCCGCCCAATTTGTGCCAAGTGCAACAGGTCTATGGGTGATCGCTATACAATCGACGAGTTTTCACACTTGTCCAAACGAACGTCCCACCTGTGGGAATGTTTCAAATTCACTCAAAAGTCTTCGGCGACAAATAACGTATGATGGATCCGCAATGGCTTTCCGCCATGTTCGCTGGATAACCTCAACTGAATGATTGGCCATAATTATCTCGGTGCGCAAAGGGGAGTAGAATAACTGTACATATACGTAGTGTGCATTGCGGACGACACTTTCGATATGCACATCAGGTTCCCGTGGATAGGGGACGTTCATAGCAGCCCATACAACCTGAACAAGCACATCACGACATTGAATCAGGATAGTCTCGACAATTGTGTGACGGTACATGATTATCCACGGGGCGAACACATCACGCAGGGTCGCTTGAATGTTCTCGTTCGTGGCATTGTCAAGCTCGTTCATGTGTTCCCAGTACCGTCGCGGCACGTGGACCGATAACTGAAACTGGAGTTCGATACGGATCTGCGTTTCGAGACGGTCAAGTTGCTGGTCGACCGTCTCCATACTCAGTACACATAGACACCTTCTAAGTGTTTATGTTTGTCCTCTACGATTCCGAATTGCGAGTTGCATCGAATTATTTCCGTTTCCATTTGGATTGACTACAAGAGTGTAAGGTGACTTTACATTAATCCCTTTTCTTACAATACGTCCTCTGTAGTGTCTCTGAATCGTCGTTGCCGCTTTTGTGCGTTTGCGTCTCAAAACCATGGCTGCTCTCATTTTGTTGAGACGGTTGTTTTCTTTTTTGAGTTCTTCACGAATACTGTTTATTCCTTCTTTAATACTATTATATTGTCTTTTGTAAGAACTATTTGTTCGTAATATGTTTTGATTAATTGTTTTGTTCAAATTATTAATCATAAACTGATAATTTCTTCCGTATGTTGCGATGGAGTTGATAATCCTCATAGTCTGCAAAAGACCAACGTTGCTCATTTCTTAAAGACGCTGAAAAAAATCGCGTCCTGATTTTTCACCTCCAGCTTAGTTTACATATTTCGTGTCATCCTCAATCTGGCGGACGACTTGACCGATCTTCTTGAGGCGCCTCTCCATACACCCTGTGAGCACAAATACAAACCCTAAAAATGTAACCGCCAGAATCAGAATACCTTTCGGTGTATCTTCCATTCATTAAAGATACCTGGTACTTCTTAAGTAATGAACATTTATGTGAAAGCCCTCATCGTGGCGGCCGGTTCGCATGTGACTCGGTGCATGGCCGAATACCTTTATTATACGCAGTGTGCCGGCTTTTGGAATTCGATTTTCGCATGGAATTCACCCATGTGTAGAGGTCTTCGATGGACGGCCGACTCGGTCATGACCAATGTCGTCACAATGACGACCGGTTATGCTGCATTGTTGACTCAATGATGTTCAGCTCTCATCCTCGCTATGGACTGGCGAGTTCCGTCTGCTCATTTCTCGCACAGACAGTATTAGGTTTTCGAGTGTCGTAGGCGATTTTTTTACAGATGAAAAAAGCTTTTTGAGATCCTCACTTTCGGGGGGTGATTGAATGGCTTGTTCACTCACAGTTGCTATGTTTCGTTGGATCTCCTCCACATACTTTGTGAATGTTCGCGAATCAATTTTTATGGCGTCACTATTCACATACATGATTACCTGACCAATGTCTCTTTCAATTTTATCAAACCCCTTTGCGATCAGACGTGCATTCTCTGATTTTTCAGCAAATGCTAAAAATCTCTGAACCCCGGATATACATGCAAGAAATGCGCTCAGACTCATACTTGTATATTTATATCTTGGCGAATCACCGAGCGAAGTTATAATACCCAAAACCGTAGCAATGACAAGTGCATTCAAAGAAGATATATCGTGGAAAAGTTTTGCAATTTTTGCGTAATTTTTATACGTCTCTCGATTACAAATACACAACTCCTGATAATATTCAAGATGCCTTAGAAGAGCGTCTCTTGTGTTTTTTTTCAGAGCTTCAATATCAATTTGAATATCCCCATTCGGAGAGCTCATCTATTATAAGTGTGATAAAATCTCAAGTTGAACCGTCTCAAAAAAATTATCGGAACAATGACGGTCAGTTGATGTTGATGTTGATGTTGTTCAAAAAAAATCTTCAATGAATTAAAAATCAAATCAATCCTCATTGGGATTCCCAAATTATTTTCCAAATATTATATACCGAGACTCGTCTACTATATATCCATATGGTTTTAATATATCTTCAATTTTTTTCACATCAATTTTTTTTCGTTGTTGATTGTGTTCATCGCACCATTTGAAGTATTGAGTAATGAACTCATGAACCTTGGTTGGTTTATCCGGTTGCCAAGAACTTAAAAACTCCTCCATATTTACTAATGGAGGGAATTTTTTAAATAAAACTAACGATAAGATTTTTGAGTTGCGTTTTATTTGGATAAGTCTCAGTAAATTCATTTATCATCCTGCGCATTACAATCATAAATTCAGGTTTAATGTCTGGAAACTCGCCATTCCAGACACCACTCTCTAAATTAATAAAGTTTTCTGCATACAGCCATTCGTCAAACTTCCAAAATTCTTCATAGTTTTTTGGAAAGTACTTCATTATTACATGATTTACAAAAAGTTGTATAAACTCATCAAGTTTAACAACTTTGACCGGTTCATTTTTTCTTATTTTAACCCATATTTCATTTTTAGATTTGTTTGGTTTAACAAAACATACATTCAACTTGTCATTCATTATACTTGTAAAAAACCATCGAGTAATCATCTCTTTTGAAAAATCTGGATTTGGTGTACCGGGTATTTTCCATTCTATAGAATCTAAACACCTGATGTTTTCTAGTATCACTGGAACATTGCGAATAAATTTCCAATCTGCCGGGCGGTCACATGGATTTTTTCGAGCAAGATGGCGCCTGAGATCAGTTGTCCAGTAAGGATTCGTCGTAAAGTCTTTCCCGCACTTTGGACAAACACGACTTGTCATATTATTAAGACTTGGGAAAATAAATTGGGAATCCCAAAGAGGATTGATTTGATTTTTAATTCATTGAAGATTTTTTTTGAACAACAACATGTTGAACATGAACATGTGAAAACATCATAAACAATAAAATCTCAAGTTAGACTATGGAGGCTCAACCGCTCGTCGAACCACCACCGGTCGAACGGGACCGTCTCGAAAAACTTGTCGGCACAAAGGTTCGAGATATTTCGTTGTATCAGCGCGCATTTACGCATAAATCGGCTCTCAAAAAGTACAGTGGCCTTCAAGGCTCGTACGAGACGCTAGAGTTTATGGGTGATTCCGTGCTCGGTTTTATTATTACACGTCATCTCTTTGACAAGTACGAAGAACACCAAGAGGGTTTCCTGACCAAGGCGCGAACAAAGATGGTCCGAGGCAAAACGCTCTGTGAAATTTCAGAAAAACTTGGCTTGCAGACGTGGATTCTCATGGACGACAAAGGTATCCGGAACGGCTGGAACACCAACCCGAACATTCTCGAGGATGTGTTCGAGGCGCTCATCGGTGCGATTTATCTGGACCTCGGAATGGTCCACGCCAAAAAGTTTGTCTTTGCGTCATTTGACCAAGTGGAGGTTTCGCTCACGGATGATAATTACAAAGACCAGTTGATGCGCCAGTGCCAAGCGGCCCACCTCCCCTTACCGGACTATCAGGTTCGTAGTCAGTATCCAGACGGAACATTCCACGTCGAGGTTGTCCTCGACGGCGTTCCGTCTGGTTCTGGATTTGCGACGACAAAGAAACAGGCTGAGCAGAATGCTGCGCAGGTTGCATTGAAAAAATGTTGACTTTAAAAAGTAGTTTACTGTATGTTCATGGAGCTTGTCACGACAGAAGGTGTCGTACACACTGTCTCGACCGAGTTTATCACCAAGAGTCAAATTTTGACTGAAATACTTTCAGGGTGTGTCCGGGTGCCCATCTCAAACACAACGCTCCGGTACCTCATGAAGGGTGAGTACCCGGAGGATGGCCAAGAACTTTTGGCGTTGGCTCGGGCGGCTGACTTTTTGCACATGGAAACTGAAATTGACGAGGCGTGTCGACGCGTCGCTGAAAGTCTGCGAGGTAAAACGGCCACCGATATTCGGAAGTTCATTGGTCACCCCGTATAAATTATTCGGCTGCCAATAATTAGAAGAATACCAATTAGAAGGATTAATAACTTTGTTACTCCGGGAGTATGTCTATGGCCGTTAAATATATAGTGCCAACTTCGTTCAAGATAATGTCCTGATTCTGGATTGTTGTCCACAGCAAGGTCATCGAGAATTTTTTTATAATATTCGACCGATCTTGTTTTGATCAATTTGCGTGAAACGCCGAAAAACCCACAGCCGTGTACTATTTTAGGAGGAAAAACGTCTTTTTCGACAAACTTGTCCATCCATTCACCGAAATTAAATGATGACTGATATATCATTCCTTTATATTCCTTGACTCGAAACTCGCGTGTTATATCGTGACTATATGATGTACTTCCTTTTGTTATACCATGCCATTTCGTTTCACGGATCCATTCGCTCAAAACACCCGACATGTCTTTTGGTTCAAACTTGAAATGGTCAAAAGGGTGAGCTTGCATGAAAATCACGTGTTCGGGAAGACTGTCGTAGTTCTGAATAATGTACCAAAGGTACGTATGACCTTCACGACCGACATTTGGAAGATTTTCAGTCACCGGACATGAAAGGTCATCTGGTCCTTTATTATACACTTTGACACGTGACTTTTGTTCTGGAGTAAGCCAATCCAGCCAGTTGAGTGATTCATTGTATCGAGCAATCACGATGTCGTACATATCTACTGATAGTTTCGATTTTTATTCAAGTCTTATTGTAATGTGGTGTGTCAGACCCCCAGAACAAGTCCTTTATGTAGTCCTTCCGTACTTTAATTTTTGCGGGTTCAAACGGCGCCGGGACCTTTTTATTGAATTTGTCGAACGAATGAGACGGGTCAAGGGTATTCGGATTGTCATATCCGAAGTCGTCGGACCTGCGCGCCTACCACGTTTCAAAGGAATCATGCACCATCTGACATTTGAAACATCCAGTCGAATTTGGATCAAAGAAAACCTTATTAACATAGCAATCAAACAGCTTCCAGCCACATGGAAGTACGTCGCGTGGATCGATGCCGATATTACATTTGTAAATCCGAAATGGGTACAAGAAACACTTGACGAACTTGAACAGTACAGTATCGTCCAGATGTTCCAGACGGCCGTGAACATTGGTCTGAAGGGTGAAGTGTTCAAGGTGGACAAGAGTTTCGGATACATGCTTCGCGGAAGCGGCACGCCGTACGTGAAAAACGACAAGTACGGTTTCTGGCATCCGGGATACGCGTGGGCCTGCACGCGTGATGCGTGGATTCAAACAGGTGGCCTTCTCGACTGGGCCATTTTGGGTTCCGGTGACCGCCACATGGCCATGGCCCTCATCGGAAAGGTTCTCGACAGTGCACCTGGGAACATCCATGAAAACTATCGTGCGATGCTTCGAGAATTTCAGCACGCATGCAAAGGCCTCACGCTCGGATACGTTTCGGGGACTATAATTCATCACTGGCACGGGTCGCTCGAAAATCGTCGATACAAAGAACGTTGGGACATTTTGACCCAAAACAGATTCGACCCGCTCGTCGACATTGGTGAACGGGGTGATAATGGTCTCATTCAACTCACAAAATCGGGTCAGCGCATGGTGGAAGACCTTGACAATTATTTCATCGGTCGTCTAGAGGACAACTAAACAAAAGATGTATGGAACAACGAATCATCGACCATCTGGATATTGACAGTCGACGAGCACTTGGGCTTCCGCCCCGACGGCTCAAAAATATTCCAACGATTCGTTTTCCAAAGTCGCGTCTCTTTGTACGGGATAACATTCATATCAAAGTTTCGCCATGGCGTCTAATGTTCTTTTTTACCGTATACCTGACTATCAATGGAATGAACTACGCGGCCGAGTCTGAGTATTGTTACGAAACCGGATGCATCATCACGCGATTGTCTGGTGGGCCGACACATCATAGATTGTACCAAATCGTTGAAGTCCAAGATGAAGAACAATCGATGATTAATGTTCGACTTAAACAGATTCACAACGAGTTTCGCTCTTAAAAAAAATGTCCGTTTTCCCTAGAAGTCCCCGCACTTCTGGATGGTCTACATAGTGAATCTGGATCTTGTCCTCCAGGCTCACTCTCTGTGGACTCAGATGTTCCCGACCATCAGGCCACACTACGCCGTAAAGTGTTGTCCGGACCCCATGGTGGTTCAGACGCTCATCGAGTGTGGTTCGGCGTTTGATTGCGCCAGCCCGGCCGAAGTTGATATGGTCATCTGCAAGGCACCAATTATATACGCAAATCCGTGTAAACTTCCGTTAGATCTGGAGTACGTTCACGGATGTGGCGTTCGAAGAACCACATTCGATAGCGTCTGTGAATTAGAAAAATTAGCGGGCAAAAACTGGGAACTGGTCATGCGCATCAAGGCGGATGATCCAAACGCCCGGTGCCCCATGGGTAATAAATTTGGGGCTGACGAGTCCGAATGGGCCGAACTCGCTCAGGCGGCACCCCCTGGATCAATCATAGGAATAAGTTTTCACGTGGGTTCGTTTGCAAACTCGAAAGATGCACACGCGCTCGCAATCGCAAAGGCCCGTCGAGCATTCACAGTGCTCGAAACCCACGGACACACGCCGACCCTCTTGGATATCGGTGGTGGGTTTTCGTCCGAAAATCTGGAATCCATTTTACCAGTCTCGGAAGCGATTAACGATGCGCTCAAAGAATACAAATTTGACACGTGTGAGGTTATCGCCGAACCCGGACGGTTCTTTGTCGAACATGCCATCGAACTGCACACCAAAGTCGTCAGTGTGAAACCGGGCGCGCTCACGGTCGACGATTCTCTCTACGGTGCGTTCAATTGTGTCATCATGGATCACGCCCGCCCGACACCTCGTGTTGATGGCCCTAGCGAGGTCCGGACCGTCTTTGGGTGTACGTGCGACGGCGCCGACACGATCGGCGAGCTCGCCGTCCCGACCGGTCTCAAAGTCGGTGACGTCATCGTCTGGCCGCGCATGGGGGCGTACACCCTCGCGGCCACCACCAATTTTAACGGACTACCATTCAATTCCCGGCCGCGCAGTTACACGAAGGCTTCTTTACCGGTTTCTGTTTAAACAGACACCACACGAGCCGCGGGCCTTCGACGCCCAAAATTGCACACAGGAGCGTCAGAGGAGGATTCAGATTGAAGACCCACGCAAGCGTGAGCGCCACCACAAAAATCATCACTTCGATTATCGGATCGAGTTGACACACCGCCGACATCTACTTGGTGCGTGATAAAAGAATCACAATAATAAACGCGAGCAAGACACCCCCTGCAATCATCAAGACCCGGTCCCGGTCAGGCGTCCGGACACACCGAGACGACCAGTACGACAATGCTTTATCATATGGAATTTCAGGCTTGTTCAGTTGGGTGTTGACCAGATTATGAAGGTCGACCGACCATCTGAACATATCGGTCGGATCGACCGGCAAAATGGTCAAATTTTCTTTGAGGTGCTTCCCGCACTGTACACATGGCAAAATGTCCGGCAGAGACTCGAAAAACCGAACGTACGACTGTACCTTTTCGGGAGTCATCTCTGTCGGGGCACTCAACGCTGTCATGTGCACGACGCTCCAAAAGTACGGTCCGAAAATCGTCGGACAAATCTTCATTACTGTTCGGTGCATCTATATTTTCTTTTAAAGTCTGGACGCGCACGATTCTTAATGGTCGTATTGTTTCTGAGCACACCGTGCTACGGCGGCGTGTGTCTGCAGGCGTACGCGGAATCTGTGCTGAAACTTCAACATCTGTGCGCCGTTCGTGGCATTCAACTCATGCTCGACACGACCGAGAACGAATCGCTGGTCCATCGTGCTCGTAACTTGTCGGTTGCGCGGTTCATGGCCAAGACCCAAGCGGACTTTTTTCTGTTTATCGACGCCGATGTTCACTTTGATCCCATGTCGGTCATCCGACTGCTCGAAAGCAGCCATGACATTTCGTGTGCCGTATACCCCAAAAAGGTGGTCATGTGGGACCAGGCTGAACAGGCTGTACGCCAAGGCGACGACCGTGACCTCAACAAATTGGCCAGCTCGCTCGTCATGAACTTCAAATACCAAAACAGTCAGGTGGTGAATGGTTTTGTCGAGGTGCTCGACGGGCCGACCGGATTCTTGATGATTAAACGTGATGTGTTCACTCGCATGTTTGAGCGGTACCCCGAACTCAACTGCGTCAACGACCACCAGAATCGGGACCTCGAGACGTACTGTGCCGTTTTCGATTGTATGATTGATCCTGTTTCGAAACGCTACCTTTCTGAAGACTATGCATTCTGTCGCCGGTGGCAGCAAATGGACGGAAAGATTTACGCCGACGTTCAAACAACCCTCGGACACATTGGAAACATTCGGTTTTCAGGTCGTCTTGAGGACCGACTCAGTGCCAAATAAATTCTTCGCGTTTTATATTCTCGCGCAGGTTGACAAGCGTCCGAAGGTATGTCCGACGATTGTTCGGATACGTCTTGTCGGTCCGAACCTTGACCGGTGTCCATCCGAGCTCGCGATAGTCGCACTCTATAATCGTATCCTCCGGGTAGCCGTGCGGTCCATGAATCGACACCTCGTTGATGAGCTGGCCGCGCTCCTGAATGTAAAGGTTGTTTCCGCGGACCAAAAAATCAATCGTGATACGGTCACGCGGTTTCCATTTGAACATCGTCTCGTGTGTCCCGGTCCGAATAGGCTCGTTCACAGGCGTAAACACAAGCCCATCCGTCTCGTAGGGGTATTCGGTCGGCATCTTGTCAAACTCTTCGAGCGGCGTCATCGTCTTGACGACCAGTCCAAACGGACTTTTCGACGTCCGAACAATCGTCCGGACGACCGACTTGGCTTTGGCGAGCCGTTCAGTCAATGACATATGGGTCACATTTTCACCCCGAATCAATACGGCGTCGTGAATAACAAAAAGTTTCTTGGTGCCGTGACACTCGACGAGTTCACCATCTAGAATTGTTCCACGTGGCAGATTCAGTGCAACGTGGGTCACTTCGAATGCCCGGTTTACAAGCGCACACGTCTTTGTCTCGTCGCATGTCAAAAGGTACCGGACACCGTCTGTTTTTTCACACACAACATATGGCTGACGTTTCAGGACCTGAAAATGCCGACGCTCAATCGACACGGGTTGCGGCCCGGGAAAATTTGGACCCGGGACGCCAAACGCGTCCAGTATCCATGTGTTCATTGTCCTAGTCTAACTCCGGGCGTCTCTAAGATGTTTCCGACGCACTCGTGTGTGTAATGACAAACTACGCTTGCTTTTGTAGCCGCTGCAACCTTTATGCCCAGGCGCTGAATCGTCTCAAACATCGCCTCGTACGTATCGGTCGGGAGCTTCACCTGCACCTTTTCGCCCCGGAGCTTCTTGTCGATCGGCTTTGAATCCATGGCCCACACGCGCGCCGACGTCGCAGTCACCTCGTACAGACCGTCCTCCAACTTCTTCCCAACCTCGGTGTCAAAGGCCAAACCGCGCTGGGACGCTGGCTCGGTCGAGCCGGCCAACGTCTTTTTGCGGAACATGTCCCAATTGATTCCTTCACGGACTGATGGGCACACGAGCACCCGAACATCCTTCTCGAACGGTTCCATAAGCTGACGGAGCGTGTGCTCATCCAGATTCGTTCCGTAATCAAACCAGATGATGCGCTCGCCCGTCTTTAAGAGTTTGGGAAGCGACGACAGATCCGTCGTGAAATGAATGTCGACATGTGCACCCTTCTGGAGCGCAAACATGTGGAGATTCATGAGTGTGTGCAGCGTCGTGACCGCAATGGATTTGCCACGGGTCACGATACACACGTGCATTATTTCGATAAAGTCCAATTCTTTTAACCTTCTTGGAGTGTGTGAAGCGAAACACCATCTCCTTTCGAGACACTGAACAAGTTGTACGACAGGGCATATATTCTGACCGAACGAGCAGATGCGCTCGACGTCAAAGTCAGTGTGTGTTGTTGACGAGTGATGTTTGTCATGTTGATTTCACCAGAAGGTTCGTTCAGTTCGGGCTCGAGTGCAAATGAATACATGTAGTACCGGCCGTTCGGGACGCGCGTATGGAACTGTAGACCCTGTATTACTCGAAGGTACTGGGCGGTTGCATAATCTGGAGTGATTCGATCGATCGTGTTGAGCGTCAACTGAAGATTGACAAGTTGGTCGGTCGTCCCGTAGTCGTATACATTCGAGGCGGCATCACTCTGGATGACCCAGTAGAGTTCCTTGACATCATTCACAAACGACGTCAAAAACTGAACAGACGATTGAGTGGCCAACGGAGGGACACGAAACTGCATTCTTTGAAAACTTTCAGTCGTATAAATGAGTTCGTGGGACGTGAGATAATCCCGTTCGGCTTTGGTGACGTATACGTACTCGACAAAGAGGTCCACCTGGATCTGTTTCGTGTACGGAAGTCCAGTGGCGAAAAATGTCGACGGTTTGAATACGATCCGAAACTTGGGCGCTTCATCGAGTGCGATGAGCGGTAGACCCTTGTCCAAAATCGAAAAAGGTATTGGAATGTGGTACGAAGCGAGATTGCTCGTCGTTGAGGTTCCAACCATGTTTGTCAAAGCGGCCTGTTTTGCTTGTGGTACACGAGTATCACCAATCATGTACAGGTTTTCGCCGTAAATTCTTTCGATGAGTTGATCCTTGTACGAGAGTTCGACCCGGTCGATCATGGCTGTACCGGCGCTCGGTTGGACTGTCGTCGGCGCGTCCGACGGCCACGTGACCCGAAGGTACATGGTCCGGGCAATATCACCCGTCTTGGCGACCCATACGGTCATGTCATCCCCCCAGTGAATATCCTTTGGAAATTGAAGTCGGATTGTCTGACGAGCAAACTGGGCTGGAGGCGTCATTCTACTTTAGAAAGCAGAATTAAAAAGAAGCCCTCCCGTCCCGTTATTTGCCTGAAAAACATTGAACGACTTTGAGTACACTCGAACATTTGCGGCGGCGGCCGGCGCGTTCACGAGTTGAACCTCGAGCACAGGTGATGCTATCCGCGACATGTTCAATGAACCGGATGGGGTTGGTGTTTCTGGGTCGAGTGCAAAGTTTATCACGGCCACATTACTGCTTACATATGTATGACTTTCGAATGCCCGTATGGTCTTTGTCGTGACTTGGTCGTCGTCGACCAGGATTTCACCGTTCAATCGAAGGATAAGCCGTCGGATGACACACGGAGCATCGACCGAAATCCACAGTTCCCGAACCGGGTTGAGGAACCGAAGTTGGAACTCGCTCGTCTGTGCACCCTTTTGAATCGTAAATGTTTCGACGTCCGTCTGTCCGTAGAGCATCTTGCCCGTTTTGGGCGGCGTGGTGTACTTTTCGTATTTGGCAATGATACTGGACGAACTGAACACGTTCGACATTGTGACCGGGTTGTACTGGATGAAATCTTGTAAAGTTACTTGGTACCCTCGTCCGTCAAGTTCTGTAATGTAAATATATCTCGACCCTGTAATAAATCGCATTCTGCGAATGACTGCGTTATAATCTAGGCTTGATGTGGTCAAATCTGTTCGGTGTGCCAGCATTGTAATTTGAGGACTGGAACCGTCCGACCCAGTGATAGCAAGAGTGTTATCGTCGTTGATACGGAAATCGATCCATTCCCATGAACTGGTAGCGTCGAAAGGTTTTGTCGTATCGTATTTGTGCCACAACGTTTTTCTTGAAAAGTCCGTTTCTGGAAACAAAGGGTTTTGAACCGCAGACGATGTATGATAATATATATATTTTCCGTCAAAACCACAAGGATTACTAAATTCGAAATCACTGGCCCGAATTGCCGTATCACCAGTGTAAAATTCCCACGAGGCTTGTTGACTGATCGATTTCGTCGAATCATATCTTGAAAAGGTTCCGGTCGAACCACGTGAAGATGAAGATCCTGTATATAAATATCGGCCGTCTGATATCCATGGACCATCTGTATTAAGAACTGGATTGGGTATAATACTCGCACCATTGACTTGTGTGTAGGCGGTCGTACTCAGAAAACTTTGAGTATCCAATTTGGCGATATAAGGACTCTCGGTTGCAAAATATATGTACCGACCGTCGAACGTCGGGCCTAAATAATAAGCAGTGTTTGTAAGTGCTGCTTGTTCATAATATGTAGGAAAAACGTCTTTGACCGATGCGGGAAGTCCACCGGACGTTAGCGTATATGTGTAAGAACTTGATGAATTAAAACCAGCAGTCGTGTCATACCGCATCCACATCAAATTTTTATGAACATTGAGACCAGGTGTGTTACCAGGTCTCGCAACAGGATATGTTAATGTTCCGGTGACTAGAACATCTGACCCACTTTGGTTCATTGAAGAAATGACCGCACTTGAAAATGCTCCCGCATAACTTGTCCAAAAATTTGCAAGAGCCGTTTGGTCCGATCCTGATAAAGGTGCCGTTTTGTTATAAAACCGATACACAACTGTCCATATTTTTTGGGTTCCGTCAAGTGAACCACTGACCCAGCTCGTATACGTCGACCCGATGATGAAATAGTTTACAAGGTATTCAATGTAAGCATAACGAGCGTCTGTAATAATAGTACCAATATTACCATTAGCATCGCCATTTGAAGGAAATGCGCTAAAAAAACTGTATGTACTATTTGTCCACGGTGTCGTGCTCGATGAAAGTATTGTCGAAATCAAAGCTTTTCTAAGATAGGTACCTGTGGAACCATAGAGTGTTCCGCCGTTCGTAGTTATTAAGGCACCTGTTCCGCTTCCGGGTGTCCATTTATAAAATGTCCCGTCATCCTCATTATAAAATCGGAATGAATTGTTCAATACAGGACCCATGATGACATAGTTTTTCCAGCCGATTGCCCACACGGGATCAAAGTTTTGAGTTCCGTCAGCAGTTATCGCCTGTAAATTCGATGTGACGTACGAAGCACCATCGAGAAAACCGTTCGATAGGATTGGACTCGCCGCAAGATTCTCAAATTTTTCGTATTCGATATCGACCCGGACATCGTTCCGGTACAGTTCGCTCATGTTCAGTGTGTCCATATTGAATGTCAACTTTGTGTAGTATTCTCGAGGGGTCGACACGACCGATGTGTCGTTTTTGCCTTCGAGAATCGTCAGACCGGCTTGGTTTTCGTAGGCGACACCGAGGTCCTGTTCCAGGTACAGTCGTTCGCTCGTCAGACGATCGATGGTCTGTCCGCCGACGGTCAACGTCGCACTCTTGATGAGTTTGGTCGCGACCGAATCGACGTACGAAAATCCATTCGACGGGGGGGGTGTAAACCCACGGATCCACCCCGCCTGCACGAGCGTGAGCGGTGCAGTCAACGTGCCACCCGTAAAGTTGTACGCCGGATATCCAGTCGCCGTGACAAAGTCGGGACTCCGAACATCAAAACCCCAAAAGGACGCACTCCCTTCATTCTGGAAAAAGATGTTCGAATAGACTCCCGTGAAAACAAACTTGTTAAGCGTCGAATCATATGCGACATTGAGGTTTGAATAGCCGACAAAGTTTGTCGCCCATGCTGAAAGGAATTGTGTATTAAAGTAGCCGACGAAATCACCCGGCTGAATCGCAAGCGTGTTCGTCTGAACGTAAACACCCCCGTCGACTGCATCAGAATACTGAGGGTAGACGTACCCTGGTCCGAGCGGTGTATATAACTGTGGAAGAACAGACCGGACCGTGAGGCGTCGAACCAGATCACCCTTTGGTGGAATACGTGCCGAGACCGAACCACCAAACGCCGGCACCGACTTGTCAAACGGAATCTCGAACGATTCGGCGATGTACACTTCACGAGTGTCGTACGTTCGAGAGAACAAAGTGTGCTGAGGGTTCTGAACGAACGTTCCGCCAGCCTCAAGCTGAACCTGGGCACCAGACATGGCGCTCCTCTATCAGGAGATGCGTTTTTTGTTTTGGCCAAATTTAGACATGTACATTAGGGATGACGAGTTTGCAACTCCGCAAATTTGATCCGAGCAAAATTGCAGACGACAAGGTGTGTGTGTTTATTGGAAAGCGTGGTACGGGCAAGTCTACACTCGTGACCGACATCATGTATCACAAACGGCACATTCCGGTCGGTATCGTCATGTCCGGCACCGAAGACGGAAATCATTACTACAAACAGTTTGTGCCCGATCTGTTCATCTACGGCGACTATAATCGAGACGCTATCGAAAAGGTCCTGGAGCGCCAGCGGCGAC